AGAAAGACTAAATTTTCCATAGGATTTTAATAAAACCTTTCTTGACTAAAATCTTATCTATCAATGATTTAACAATGAATGATTGCTCTTCGTAGTCAAGTTTGGTTACATCTTTAAATCCTATGGTATTTTTAAAATCTTCTTTATTCTTTTCTTGCTCTTGAATTTTTAAGTCTTTATCTAACTCTTTTTCAAGCACCCTTTTTTGTTCTTTAAACTTTTCAGCATCAGCTTTCAGTTTATCAATATCAATCATATCGTTAAGATACAAATCATTTAGACGATTGATTTTATTATCTATGCTCGCTATTTGCTTGTTGATTTGAACAGTATCAATTTTTGATACTTTGTTAAAAAGTTTATCTATTTTTTCAGGTTTTAGTTGTAGTTTGCGAATTTCTGCAATGACGTATTGCTCTAAATTCTCTTTTTGATAGTTTCCAGAATTACATTTTTTGTTGTCGTTGTAAGTCACAACAGCGTATTTCCGAGGGTATCTATTACAGCATTGGTAAACTCTAAGACGTGTACCATCTAAGCGCTTATTGCCTATCTTGATACGTAGTGGAGCGCCACAATAGCCACATTTAGCAGTTCCAGAAAGCATGTATTTGGCTTTGAATTGTCTGTTTTTTCCTTTTATTCGCATTTCATCTTGTCGTGCATCTAACAGTTTTTGGGCTTTATAATAACTTTCTTCGTCGATAATTGGCTCATGCAATCCAGGATAGATAACATTGTTGTATTTGATTTTACCAATATAGACAGGGTTTCTAAGTATGCGCTGTATTCCTTGATAATTCCATTCTTTCCCATTTCTAAGTATGTTATTCTCGTTTAAATAAGCCATTAAACGCAGGGGAGACATACCACCTAGAAACTCATTGAAAATTTGTTTAACAATAACCGCTTCCGCTTGATTAATGGTTAGCTGTTGAGTTTTTGGACTATAAGTATATCCAAAAGAAACATTAGTGAACATCATAGGTTTTCCAGATTTAGCCCTACCAATCATCCCCAATTGCATACGTTCTTTGATTTGCTCTCGTTCCAATTGCGCAAAAACACTAAGCAAGCCTACCATTGCCTTACCAAAAGGCGTAGAGGTATCAAAGTTTTCTTGCAAACTTAAAAAAGAAATATCATTTTTTGAAAAAACATCCTCAATCAAAAAAAGCGTATCTTTTTGGCTTCTACTTAGTCGGTCTAGTTTATAGACTAAAACAGTATCAAAACGTTTTTTCTTTGCATCTACAATCATTTTTTCTAGCGCTGGTCTGTTGATATTTCCGCCAGAAAAACCACCATCTTTATAAACATCATAAACAGTCCAGTCTTTAATCTGGCAGTAACTTTTTAGTTTGTCTATTTGTTCATCAATTGAGTAACCCTCTTCGGCTTGCACGTTCGTTGATACACGTACGTAAATAGCTACTTTGTTGATTGTATTCATATTGTACCCTCTTTCAAAATTTGTTAAAAAATGATAAAATAGGTACAAGAAAAAGGGCTTTTTAATGCCTGTTTTTCTTGTAATACTTCCTTTCCTCATGTTCACCGTCGCCAAACTTTGAACATGAGGATTTTTTGTTGTTTTTTATTGTAATAGCTTTTGTTTTTGCGCTGCAAACTCTTCTTCCGTCAAAACACCAGCATCTAGTAATTCTTTTAGTTTTATCAATTCGTCAGCGATAGAAACACTTGATGAGAATTGTTCAATTTGAGGAGTTTCTGCGTTTTGTGTTGATTGATTAGTATTATCTGCTAATATACTACGCAGTTTGACTTCCAATTTAGCGTTGTAAGGGATATTCAGAACAGTTTTAAAAGGGTCGTCTCTGGTTAGCACGATAGTTCTAGTCACTTCTTGACTTGTTACAGCTTCACTTTCACCAGTAGATTGTTTTTTAGCGGTTAGTGCACCAGCTAAAGTTCCAACTCCAGGCATTAAGACAGTACCAACAGCAGCTCTAGTCACTACCCCTTTGCGTTTTTCTTTACCTTTTGATTTTGTGGAAGTTATTTCTTTAACTGATTCAAAAACTTGTACATCCTTTATCGTGTCATATTTTACGATAGTTCCTATTCCCATTGAGCCAATAGAAATAACTTTTAAGTTGTCATCCCATTTAGCGCACATAAAAATTTTACCTGTAGGCTTCATAGCCTCACCTAATTGTTTCATTTCTTCTTTATATTGACGTTTAGCCTTTTTCATTTCTGCGTTATCAAAAATCCCCATTTTTATATCCTTTCTAACTTTCTTTATAATATTTACTATTTATCTTATCAGCTTTTAATGTGGTTCAGTCTTTTGCACGTAGTTTTATTTTTCTGAATAACTACCAACAACTTCGCCGATAATCCTAAAATCACTATCGGCATCAACTATTATATCATCATATTTAGGGTTTAAACTGTGTAAATAAGCTTTATCACCTTCTATGAAAATCTGTTTGATATAAGCATCGCCATATAGTTCAAATACACCAATATCTCCGCTTGATAGGTTAACTGATAACTTTACAAACACATAGTCACCAGAATGATAGTTTGGTTCCATTGAATCGCCATAAATAGGAACTACAAAATCAGCGTCTATATCCACTGGCAGGGTGATTGTTTCGATATTGACATCATTTAAGTATTGCCCCGTTCCAGCAGATGCTGCTGTATCATAAAATTCGTAATCACATTCTTTTGTTTTGTAATCTGATAAAGTAACAACGTTATTAGATTGATTGTTTTCTTCTAATCTTTGTTCTTTTAACAAATCGTTGCCATAAGTTACTAATTTAGGCTTATTCCGTTTATTAAGTTCATCATATATAGATTGAATTTCTGATTTTTGATTTTTGCTCTTGGTAGAAGAACTTCCGAGAGATAAATCAATTTCCATTAAATCAGAAAGTGTAACATTGAATATATTAGCAATGTCACTTAAAATTCCTGACTTCGGAGTATATCTCCCTTTTTCCCATTCGCTAATAGAAGATGAACTTTTTCGCCCCAACATATGGGCGAGTTCTAGTTGTTCCATTCCTTGTTTCTGTCTCAAAAATTTTAAATTAGAAGCAAAAAAGTTGTTTTTTACATCACCCATGAGTGACCTCCTGTGTTTTTATATTTACATAATACCATAAATTCGGAAAAAGTGAAACAGAAAACAAAAAACATTTCAGAAATTCCGAAAAAAGACTTGACTTCGGAAAAACCGAATTATATAATTATCGTGTAAGGTTGATATAGAGCCTTGACAAATAATAAAAAGAAAGAGGTGGCAAGTTTGAAAAAGAAAGCTACATTAACACAGCTTCGAGAGCTTAGAAATATGACACAAGAAGAACTTGCTTTTAAAGCGGGTATTACTTCTCGTACGCTTATCAGCTATGAAAATGACGTTATGAAGCTTCGCAAAGCGAGCTATGAACGTTTAAAAAGAATCGCTGATGCGTTGGATGTTTCAGTCGATGATATTTTTTTGGACGATATTTCGGTTTTTCTGAAGTTGCCTTATATTTCACGATTAAAACACCTTACAACTTAGAGAGGAACAAACATGAGAAAACTAAAAGACCTCAAAGAAATCTTTGAGGACAACTTAGACGGATACGATGTTGCGCTTGCAATTATCGGAAGCCTTATAGGGGTATTTTTGGGAACATTGATTTTTTGGTTTTTATTTAGAAATTAAAGAATTAATGAACAACGTAAGAAGCGTTGTAGCAATCGAAACAACCGCTGGAAACCAAAGAGATGTCAACTGTGTTTGATGAGTGAAAGTCTTATATTGACGTAGGAAAATCAAACCTTTGTCTGTAATTCTGTAATTTCCTGCATGGTCGCCTTTTAAGAATGATAGTTCTATTAGTTCTGTAATAGCTAGTTTGTCACTATCAATTAATTGTTGATGATTTTTATAAATAACATAATCATGTTCATTTTTAATTTTTATCAATGATTTTAAAAGTTTTCTAGCTTGTTTTGAAACAGTTTCCATAATATAGCACCTCTTATGGTCTATTATATCAAAAAAGCACCTTTGAGAACGGCAATTCAACAAGGCGCTTAGTAAAAATATTCAACTAAATTATAACACAAAATGAACGAACTTAACAGTACACAACAATTATTAATCAACAATTGGCAACGTAAGTATTATCAACTAAGCGATGTATTGATTACAAGTTTAGTTGGTTTAACAACTACAGATACATTAAATGTCTTAGCGCAAGCAAGAAAGGAAAATTTATGGTTAAAGAGCATTACACAGTAGTGAATGTAATGAAAAACGGAGAGGAACTAGATGACCTCACGGGCTACATTGTTCCAGAAAATAACCCTATTTATGATTTTTTTATCAAAATTAACGAAGAAGCAAGGGAGAAAACAGCATGACATATTTAACTATTACAGTAGCAGTTTTAGCGATTACAGAAGTATTCACGTTAACGTTATTAAAACGACGTAATGAAGATGTGCGCTACTATCAAAGCGAAGCTTATAAACAAGCTGTATTCACAGAAAAAGCACGTTTGAATAGTCAGAAGTGGAGCGCTAAGCATGAATAGATTGAAAGAACTACGACAAGCAAAAAAGCTAACTCAACAAGAGTTAGCGGATTATATGCAGATAACCAGAAGAGGTTATCAAAAATGGGAAAGTGGAGAAAATCAGATAAAACCTGATAAAGCCCAAAAGCTTGCTGACTTTTTCGGTGTTAGCATTGCTCATCTGCTAGGTTATGATGACAACGATTTTGAAAAGCAAATTAGGATTGACACTTTAAATAACCTTATTTACAAAATGCACACAGCGTATGTTTCGTTGCTTGAAAAAACGGACAAAGAAGCTTTCTGGGCAGGTTTTCAAACAGCAGAGCTGATAGTGCAAACGCAGAAAATGATATTAGAATTCGAGGAGTCCGCAAATGGAAAATGAATACTTTGATATAGACGAAATCATGCTAATCGGCTTTGACACAGATGGCTGGCACGGGTGCTGGGGCGAAAGAGAAGAAGAGGGTGATTAGGTGGCAAAAACCAACAGACGATATTATTGGATACAGCTAGCCCAAGATTTTTTTAAATCAAAAGAAATGAAACTATTACGTAAAATGCCTGGCGGTGACACCTACACAATAATCTACTTAAAATTAATGCTTATTAGTCTTGAGGATAGCGGCAAAATCTATTTTGAAGAGTTAGCTCAAGACTTAGCAGAAGAAATGGCACTACTGATTGATGAGGACACAGAAGCCGTCAGAATGACATTGATGTTCTTGAGTAAAAAAGGACTACTCACTAGACATAGCGATTATGAGTTTTTTCTTGAACAAGTACCGGAAATGATAGGCTCTGAAACCGCTAGTGCTAGACGAGTAAGGAAGCATCGTGAGCAAAAAGCGTTACAAAGTAACAACGATGTAACAAAGTGTAACGGAGATATAGAGATAGATATAAATAAAGATATAGAGTTAAAGAAAGATATAGAACTAGAACAAGAAAAAGAGGAAAGATTTGTTGATGTAGTTGAAGCAAATTTTGGCAGAGGTCTTGTTAAGTTTGAATATGACATGATTAACGATTATCTAATTAATAAACATGTATCAAGAGAACTGTTCTTGGAAGCTGTAAAAGTAGCAGTTGCTAATAATGTCCGTAAGTTTAATTACATTGGACGTGTTCTTGATAATTGGCTTAATGATGGCATTGAAACAGTAGAGCAGGCTTATCAAGCACAACGAGACTTTAAAGCTAAGAAAGCAAGTCGTTATCAAGCAAATCAACCAGCTAAAAGCAACGTACCTGGATGGACAGAAAAAGATTACAAACACGAAGCAACAGCAGAAGAACAAGCGAAACTTGAAGAACTCAAAAAATCACTAATGGAGGACTAACCATGAACGTAAAAGAAACAATTTTAAATCAACACAAAACTTTGAAACGTATTGAAGAACTACAAGAGTTTATGCACGGAACATCAAAGCTAGCGTTTAACCTTGACGAAGCTGGCATTGTTGAACAGCCAGAAGAAAAAAGGGGATTTTTTCTAGCGATGCTTACTTTCTCGCATGTTCTTGAAGATGTGTTGGATGGTAAAGATGTAGCAGAGGCAGTAGGTGATACATTGTTTCCAGATGAGGACGAAGAGTAATGAAAATTGAATTATTACATGTTGTTAATGGCTATCGCAAGTTTCATCTTGGTTTTTATGACAGCGGTCAGGAAGCAGTCGAAGCAATGAAGCGGGATATTGCTATCAATTCAGCAATTCATGAACCTAGACTTCGCCAATCAAGGAACGTTGACAGTATTCGAATCGATTACGGTGCTAAGACTTGCTATTATTTGCTAGAAGCTAGAAAGGTCTATTAATGCAATATGGATTATTCGGAACGTTTGATTATGATGATTGGTTAAGCTCATACGAAGACCACGAAGAAATATTTCAAGGCGATGAAGATGAAGCTTATGACCGTTGGAAAGATGAACAGTTGGAGGACGAGGAATGGAAAATTTAACATTTCCAGAATTGCAACAACGTATGCAATTAGCAAAAAAGAAAACACAAGATGTTAAATATGCTTTTCGTAATGCTGAAGACATATATACTGCTTTTAAGGAACTAAAAACTGATTGGTATGTCACTGTTAAGTATGATTTAACAGAAGTTGCAGGACGGTTATTCGTTAAAGCAACAGCAAAAGCTGTTAAAGGCGAGGAACAGCATAAAACGACAGCGTATGCTGAACTAAGTTCAGTACCAGTTTTTAACACTAAAAAAGGTCAAATCAAGCAAATGCAAGACCCACAATGGACGGGCGCTGTTAGCTCATATGCTGGTAAGTACGCTTTGCAAGGTCTGTTTGCGATTGGCGAAAAAGATGTTGACGAGTATCCAGTACAAGACGAACAAGGACAACAAACACAGTACATTAATGATGCACAAATTCAACAAATCTACAATGGCATCAATCAACTTGCACAGATGACTAATCAAGACCCTAACTACGTAGCGAATGGCATCATGCAAAACTACAATATTAACGATTTCCACGCTGTACCTAGCGAATTCTTTAACGAAGTAGTGAACTATATCAAGTCGCTAATGCCAAAGCAAAACCAAACTAATTTTAACGATTTATAGGAGCTAAATAATGAAAGATGTAACAAATAACACACTAACTGAAATCAACGTTGATTTCACACCAGCGGTTATCAAAATTGACCGTGAAGCTATTGAAGCACAAGTCGCTGATGTTGTCGCTAAATATTCAAATCAAGAAATAACAGCAGAAACTTACAAAGAAGTATACAACGAGCGCACAATTTACAACAAGCTAACAGAGGCTTTAGAAACTAAACGCAAAGAAATTAAAGGTGTTATCAATCTACCTTACAAGGACTTTGAAACATGGTACAAAGAAAAAGTGTTAGCGCCAATTAGCGAAGTAACCGAAAAAATGACAGAGGGCTTAAATGCAATTGATGAACATGAACGATTGCTAAGAGTTGATGTAGTACGTGCTGTTTTCGAAGAGAAATGTGTATTGGCAGGTCTTGAAAAAACAACATTTGAGACTAGCTACAATGATTACACAGCGAAAACGAAGTATTTTAAAGCTGGCAAGTTCGAACTTAAACAATCAACAATCGATGAAATTGACAATCTGGTCTTAGCTGAATTTAAAGCTGTTGAAGAGTTCAAAGCAAGTAAAGAGACCATCGAAGAACACGCGAAAGAATATGGCTTGTTGCCAGAAATGTACATCAGAGCTCTTGAAGATGGCAAGACACTTGTTGATGTTCTCAAAGTCATGAAAATCGACAAAGATGCTGCTATCTTGCGTAAAGAACAAGAAGAAGTACGAGCAAAAGCGGAAGCTGAACGCAAAGCAGAGATTGAACGTTTAGCGCAAGAAAATGCTAATGCTCAAATTAAGGCATATAATGCCGAAACTGGCGAAGTTTTGGAAAGTGATGTAATTATACCTGAAACACAAAACGAAGCCGAAAATGGGGCAAAATTTGAGAATAAACCATTAGTATATGATTTGCGATTGATTTTTCCGAATGGCAATAAGCAAGCCAAAATGTTTAAAGATTTCCTAGATATGAACGGTATCAAATATCAAGAATTGAAAGAAGAGGTAAAGAAATAATGAATTTTAATGAATTAGTTGAAAATGTCAAAGCGTGGTCTATTGCTAAAGGATTAGATAAAGCTAAACCAATCAAACAGATGCAGAAATTAAGCGAAGAGTGGGGAGAACTTAACCAAGCAAAGGCTAAAAGCAATCCGGAACAGCTTAAAGATAGTATTGGTGATGTGTTAGTTGTATTAATTATTTTAGGTCAACAAATGGATTTAAAAGATATTAATAAACTAGTTGATGCAAACCTTTACAAAGAAGCACCAGAACAAATAGGATTATTTGGTGCTTCTACTGACGAATTGCTGTTGTTAGGTACGGCGGAAATTGGTCGTATTGCGAGTGTACTAACAATTAATGGTGGTAGAAATGGAGCGAAATTTCAAAAAATGATAATCGAACGCAGTATTGTACATTTAGCTGACGTTTTAGATACTGTTGCAACTAACGAAAACACTAGTACGATTGAATGTTTTGAACTTGCTTGGAATGAAATTAAAGGGCGCACAGGTCAAATGGTAAACGGTGTATTTGTTAAGTTAGAGGACATCAAGGAGTAAAAATATGAAAAAGTATTACGTTAGCGGTAAAATCGCACGTTTAGATATTGGTTCAGAGATTGAAGCTGAAAATCAATATGCAGCAGCTATCAAATTTAATGAGCTGTACTCGTTGTTACTATGCAATTTTGGAGTACATGAATTGAAAATCACGGAGGTTGAAGAAGTCTGATGAAGTGGTTAGCGTGGGCGCTCTATAATTTAGGGACAATTGCAGCGTGCGTATTTATCAGCATTTACTTTAGGTCTGCTTGGTGGATGCTGTTAGCACTGTTGTTTCTAAGCAATGCAGGTGCGATAAAAAAAGAAAGTGGTGATACAGATGGAAGTGACGAATAGAGGTTATATCAATTTTAACAATGAGTACAATAAGCATACGCAAGACTATACAACAGCAAGCATGAGTTTTGCCAATGGTAAAGATGAAGCAGGCGAATATAAGCATGGCTACATCAAAGTGATTGCATACGGTGAGCTTGGTAATGTCTTGTATGACAATGTAGATAATTTAGTGACGATTTCTGGTCGTTATCGTCAAGGTGAGTACGAGGGCAAAAAATATGCGCAGGTCATTGTAACTGCCATTAACGGTTATGCGCCAGCTCAAAATCAAAATAATAGCAATAATGGCAATTTTGGAAACAATCAACGCTCACAGCGACAAGGCAATTTCCAAAATCAAGGGAATTTTCAAAATTCACAACCGCAAAATTTCCAGAACCAACAAAATCCAAATAATGGCTATCAAAACCAAAATCAAGGTCAACAGACTAGCTTTTATCAAGGTCAAACAACTAATTTCAATCCAGACTTTAGCCACAATGGCAATCCAGCAATGATTGATGAAAATGACTTACCGTTTTAGAGGTGTGATATGAGGCAAGTGAAAGTAGATTTAATGTGTCCGTACTGTGGATTTTGCCAGATTTTAAAAGTTCCTATCACGATTTCAAGTCGTGTGTATTGTCCGTCGTGTAAGCAACTTGTATTTTTGCGATATGCAACTGGTGTCAGAGGTGAATTAGATGAACACGGTAATTATTTTAAAGCATATGAACCGTTTAAATTAAGAGCTATTAACAGAGCGTTTGAGAATGTGTTCAAGGAGGAGTGAAGTGATTAAAAAAATGATTGTTTGGGCTCTTTTCGATAGCGGTAACGGTTCATATACTAAAGCAATTAAAACGCTAAACGAAGCAAAAGAAGCAAATATTGACGTTTATCCGATTGGCATAGATATTGAGCATAAAAATAGCCATTTCATTGAACTAGATTTAGCAGATTACAAACGTTTGTTTGGCGATAATACGTTATTTGATACGTTGGATAAACTCCCAAAACCAGATTTAATCATAGCTAGTCCACCTTGCGAAAGCTGGTCGAATGCTAGCGCAATGGCGGAGGGTAATGCTTGTTGGAAACAAGAGGATTTCTCAACAGATAGCCTATTCGTTCCACAGCGTGAAGCTAGCATGTTCACTATTCGCAATCGTTCAGACTATGAACAGGCATATATCAATTATCGTTATAATCGTCAATTCATGAAGCGTGTGAATGGTGAATTAACAGTATTTAATACTATTGAAATCATCAAACGTTATGAACCATCTTACTTTATCATTGAGAACCCAGCGAGCGGTCGAATTTGGAAGTATATTGAGGATGTTATAGGCTTTAAATTGCCTTATCTCAATATGACAAGATACAACAATTACGATTATCCGCTGCAAAAACCTACAAAATTTGCTAGCAATATCAACTTGAACTTAAAAAACGACATTATTAAACAGGAGATTGAATGGAAGTATTTTTCAAAATCTTATAATGAGCGTTCAAATATTCCACAGAAACTATTGATAGACATTTTTAAAACAGTAATAAAATATTTTGAGGAGCAAACAAATGATGAATGTACAAGTATTTAACAATGAGGAATTCGGTCAAGTTCGTACACTTGAAATTGATGGCATGGTTTATTTCGTCGGAAAAGATGTAGCGGAGGTTTTAGGCTACACTAACTCAAGAAAAGCTATCAGAGACCATGTAGATGATGAGGACAAAACGGATGAGGTAACAATTCGTGACGCCATCGGAAGAAAACAAAGACCCATTATTATTAATGAGTCTGGTCTGTATTCGCTTGTAATTGAAAGCAAGATGAAAAAAGCTAAAGCGTTCAGACGCTGGGTGACAAGTGAGGTGTTGCCAACAATTAGAAAACACGGTAGCTATGTAGCACCAACACAAACAGCGGTCAGCACAGAGGATGCGTTTATTCAATTATTCCAAACGCAGAAAGAAATCAAGCAAGAACAAGCTGTAATGCGTGATGACATTGTTTATTTGAAAGAAGAACAACCAGTCAATCCGTCAATTAACCAAGATTTAACCAAAGTACGCAACAAAGCAGTCGTTAAATGCTTGGGCGGATATGATGCGCCGGCTTACAGCGATAGCAAATTGAGACAGAAAGTGTTTTGTCAAGCAGCCAGAGATTTTAAAGAGTTGTTCAAAATTCCACGCTATGACTTGCTGAAAAAGAAAGACATTGACCGTGCTTACGATTATTGGCAACAATGGCAACCGCAAACAAACTTACGTTTAGAGATTGAACAAGCCAATAAACAGCTATCTTTGAGTTTTTAGGAGGTTAAAGATGTTCGGTGCTATTAGAGAAGCTTTTAAAGGAATAAGTGTAGTATTTGTAATAGTGTTCGTGCTTTGTACTCTGATAGGTTTAGGGTATTTGAATGGGGCGTATTACGAGCATCAAAAAAGCGAAGCAACCATTAGTCAATTAAAAAGTGATTTGCAAGATGCGAAAGAACAAATTAAGTTGCTTGAAGAAAATCAGACGATTATTTATCACGCTGACAATTGGGGAGGTAATTATGACTATTGAAGAACTAAGAAAAACGCTTATTGAAGTCACTAAAAATTTGGAAAACTACACTGATAGAGAGCTAGTAGAAATCCAAGCTCTCGGCGATAAACTTAAAGAAATAGCAATGTACGAAACTTTTCTAAGAGAAGGAGTAAAAGGTGATGAATAAACAAGAAGTGATTGATGAGATTGAGAATGCAATCCCAGATTATATATTAAACGATTATCAAAGAGGTAAAGAGGCCGGTTTAAGTTATGCGTTGGAATCAGTCGAAGAACTTGACGAGCCAGAAAAGGTAGTAATACCTCAATCTGTTGCAGACTGGTTAGAGGTTTGCAAAGAGAATTTGGCTATAGGTTTATTCGTTGCTATGACTCCTGACGTTTTGGAAGTCAATAATCAATCTGCAGAAACAATCTATTGGTTAAAATCTGCAAGAAATCAAGAAACGTTTGCTAAAGCTTGGATTTACGGCTATGAAATTGAAAAAGAGAAACTGTATACAGTTAAATTCTCAAACGAAGATTTTGGCAAAATTTACATTGGAATTTTTAAGGCTGTTAACAAGTTTGGAATAAGCTCATTGCCTTTTAATGATGATGATGTCAAATCGTGGTTCACTAAAGATGAGCTCGAGAGATTTAAATTTTGGGATAACCCAGCTTTTGAAATCGAAGAGGTGACAGAATGAATAAACAAGAAATGATTGAAAAAATAGAAAAAGAAAAAAGTAATTTAAATGCTTGGGAAGACTTGACTCGTAATCGTGCTTTAAATGATGCATTAGCTATTGTCCGTCAACTTGACGAGCCAGAAAAAGTGGTAGTGTCTAAGCTAGAAGCTGAATGGCTTGATAAACTAAAAGCATACTACAGACACAGAGAAGACCGATTGTACGTCATAACACGCCAAGGTTGGGGAAATGATTTTTGTTTTAGCTGCCATGGGGAACAAATTGAACTATCATACGAGCCATATAAATGGAAAGAAGACATTGAAAGTGTAAAACGTCGTCTAGTAAATGCTATTCTTTACGGCTACGAAGTCGAAAAAGAAAAGCTGTATACAGTTGAGATTCCGAATCCAAACATAATCGGGAACGAAGTCAACGCACTTATGATGAATGGTTTTAGGCAAGTGGTTATTAAAAAAGAATTTGGTGACAATTGGAAAAAGGAAAAAGGTTTTCAATTAACCGAAGTAGAAATCAAAAAGGATTTTGATTGGGCGTGGCAATTTGCGGAAGATGTAGAGGAATGATGAAAGCTGACACAAGTTTAGATTTAGAATACGTTAATGAACGAATTGCAAACTATGGCTGTATTGAAGAATACGATGACGGAATTTCCTATTGTCCATACTGTGGCTATGCGAATAAGCTTGATTTTGAAAGTAGGTTTGAGGTTTACAGAGCAACTACCGAATGTAGCGGCTGTGATAAAACATATCTTGAGACTAGAGAAGTAGACTTTAGAGTTTATACGAAAACAGAAAGATTGAAAGAGGAAGTGAAATGACAATACCAAAATTTAGAGCGTGGAATAAGAAATCAAAATCAATGTATAGCACAGACGATATTGTTTTCATTGATTTTGAAGAAGAAGAAATTTGTGTGCAAACAATATATTTTGAACAAGGCTTGCCAGATGAGAGAGATTTAGATTTCTATACTTTTGATGAAATTGAACTTATGCAGTCAACAGGTTTATTTGATGAGAATGGCAAAGAAATTTTCGACGGTGATATTTTACATACGCCCGATAATGAGTTAGCAAAAGTGTTTTGGAATGATGATTTAGCTGGTTGGTTTGTAGACTTTTTATACGAAATTGCTGAATTAAGTGAAGTTGCTGATATTCAAAGTAGCAGGTCTATTTGTGCAATTGTTGGCAATATTTACGAAAATCCAGAGCTTGTGGAGGAAGAATAATGGCATTAGCAAAAAAATGTGATAGATGTGGTGCTTTTCATAATAATTATAATGACAGAGACCATAATAAAGTAACAGGTCACATGGTGAGCAGGATTAGAAAGCTAGCAGCTTATGAGACCAAAGCCAAAAAAGATAAGCACATGTTGCCGTTTAGTCCAAAAAGACCGTGTCATTTAACGGTTACAGTTTACAAACCGACAAGACGAAGATTAGATACGCCAAATCTTTATCCAACAGTCAAAGCTCTTGTGGATGGTATGACAGAAGCTAAAATTTGGACGGATGACAATGATAACGTGATTAAGTCAACGAAGTTTCAGTTGGGTGGTTTAAGTGGTAAGAAAGGCTTTTACAGATTTGTGTTGACAGTTGAGGAGGTTTAAAAGTGAGTGATGTTAAATGGATAAGTCAAATAACAGGGTATGATGTAGATAAACTTGAGGAATTCAAACTGATATTAAACGCAAATGAAATTATATCAATAGCAGAAGATACATTTGAAGTCTTTGACGAAGAAACAGGCAATTGGTCGGAGCATAAGGGCTGTGAAGTTTACGTGCGTGATTGTTGCTATAAAGTTTTGAATAGCTATGAAGAGTTTCTGGAATTATTTGAGAGGTAAGCGATGTTTGATTTGTGGGAAATTTTAAAATATAAAGTCAAAAAAGCATGTCATTGGTTAAAACAAAGTGTACGTCAATTCTTTTGCAAACATCATTATGTTGAGGGAAAAATACTTTGGCATGGAGTGCCTGGTATTTATTATGACGGTGTTAAATGTTCTAAGTGCGGCAAGACCACCGAAAAAGAAGATTGGATGACGATTTATGACGAAAAAGAAAACTGAAAAGCTTTCTGTAACGCATAGTAGAGAAATCTCATGGCTAAAATGGTATTTTTTAAGAGATAAGACCAATCCTAAAAAAACAGTCTTAGAGCAGAAAATACACGATAGTTTTTTAAACAAAAAAACAGATGAGGCAGCGTTTTATGTGAACCTAAAAATTGTGACAAGCGAAGTTATCAGTAATACAGATGACAAGCTCTTACAGACAATCAAAGAGGTGTATGTGTATGAGAATATAAATGTAATAGGTGCTTGTCAAACAATATTATTCCTAAGTCCTACGCCAGCTTACATTCACCTCAATAGATGGTTTGATAACTACTTTTATCAGACGTACAAATATTTGTCTTTGACGAAATAGTTAGTAAAAAAGCCTTTTTAATCAATATTACAATGAAATCATGAGTTGAAACTCGTGATTTTTTTGTTGGAAAGGAGAGCTAATGAATGAACGTCAGAGACGATTTGCAGACGAGTACATAAGGATAGGTAATGCTGAACAAGCAGCAATCAATGCTGGGTATAGCGAAAAATATGCTAGAGGTAACGCTCACAAATTAGTTGCAAATGTGAGCATAAAAAACTACATCAATGAACAAATTCAAAGAATCAGAGATGAAAGCATCATGGATGCAAAAGAAGCTTTGGCAATCCTTTCTGAAATCGCTAGAGGTAATCGTGACGAGGAGGTATTGATACTTAATCCAACGACAGGTAAAGTAGAGAGACACACCAAAAAAGCTGACAACGCCACGGTTATCAAAGCTATCACAGAAATCTTGAAACGTTATCCGACAGCTAAACAAGCAGAGAAATTAGAACTTGAATTGGCTAAGTTGCGTGAGCAAGTCAATGCTAACGAAGCACAAGATGACAAGATTGTTATTGTGGACGAATGGGCTGAGGAGGTTGACGATGGTCTTTAATGTTCAAAAAAACGTCAATCCGCATTTTAAGCCTGTTTGGATTTCTGTAGAACCTTACAATATTTTGAAAGGTGGACGTAACTCGTTTAAATCATCTGTAATTGCATTAAAACTTGTCTATATGATGATTAAATACATCAAAAAAGGCGACACAGCAAACGTGGTTGTTATTCGTAAGATAGCTAACACGATACGTGACAGCGTGTTTAACAAAATACAATGGGCGTTACAGTTGTACGGAGTATTTGGCGGTTTTAAGACGACTGTTAGCCCGTTTAAAATCATTCATAAGAAAACAGGTTCAACATTCTATTTCTACGGTCAAGACGACTTCCAGAAGTTGAAATCTAATGACATTGGCAACATTATCGCTGTTTGGTACGAAGAAGCTGCTGAATTTGATAGCGAAGAAGATTTCGACCAGAGCAATGTCACGTTTATGCGACAGAAACACGCTAAAGCTAAATGTGTGCAGTTTTTTTGGTCTTACAATCCACCGAGAAATCCATATAGTTGGATAAACAAGTGGTTTGAAACGATGAAAATACGTGATGAGTACTTGTGTCATTCATCTAGCTATCTTGACGATGAATTAGGTTTTGTTACAGAACAGATGATGAAAGACATTGAGCGTATTAAAGCTAACGACTTTGATTATTACAGATATATCTATCTCGGTGAGCCAGTTGGACTTGGTAACAACGTGTACAATATGAGCACATTTCATCCGTTGGATAACTTGCCAAGCGATGATAGGTTGATTGGTATATCTTTTGCTCTTGATGGCGGTCATCAGCAATCAGCAACAGCTTGCGGAGCTTTTGGCATTACAGCAAAAGGCAAAGTTATCTTGCTTGACACCTACTACTATTCACCAGCGGGCAAAGTCGTTAAGAAAGCACCTAGTCAGCTATCGCAAGATATCCACAGCTTTATCTGCTCGGTTGTGGATAAGTACAGAGTGCAAGTGTTGCAATACACAATTGATAGTGCAGAGGGTGCTTTGCGAAATCAAATGTACTTAGACTTTGCCATTCGTTGGCATCCAGTTGCCAAGCTAAAAAAAGTGACAATGATTGACAGCTTTCAGTCGTTGCTTGCACAAGGACGATTTTATTATTTAGACACGGAAGCTAACAAAATATTTATCGAAGAGCATCGTATGTACAGGTGGGATGAAAAGACAATACAGTCAGATAATCCAAATGTCATCAAAGAGGACGACCACACATGCGACGTATCGCAGTATTTTGCCTTGGATAATGCCAAAATTCTCGGCTTACGTGTCGGCAATAGTTAGGAGGACATTATGGGTCTAATCCAGAAAGTAAAAGATTTCTTTAACCGTGGGAGGTATAACATGCAGACTTCAAATTTAAACAGTATTCTAGACCATCCAAAGATTGCAGTTAGTCAAGAGGAATATAGTCGTATTCAGCACAATCTGACTTATTATCAATCAAAATTTGATGATATTAAATACATCAATAGTGACGGTGACACTAAATATCGTAAATTAAATCATTTGCCAATTGCACGCACGGCATCGAAGAAGATTGCTAGCTTGGTTTACAACGAGCAAGCGGAAATTACAGCAGACAACGAGAAAGTCAATGACTTCTTGAAACAAACACTTGATAATGACCGTTTTAACAAGAACTTTGAGCGTTATTTAGAAAGTGCTTTGGCGCTTGGTGGGCTTGCTATGCGCCCTTACGTTGACGGTGACAAGATACGTGTTGCATTCGTTCAAGCACCTGTATTCTTGCCTTTGCAATCAAATACGCAAGATGTTTCAAATGCTGCTATCTTGACTAAAACGATTAAGTCAGAGGGCAGAAAGAACGTGTATTACACGCTTGTAGAATTTCATGAATGGGTGACAGCGAACGGAAGCGAACAAGGAAGTACGAAAGACAAAAGCTATTATCGCATCACTAACGAGCTTTACAAGTCAGATATCAGCGATGCGTTAGGTCAACGTGTGAACTTGTCTGAACTGTATCCAGACTTAGAAGCAGTAACGCTTTTCAAAGATTTGTCACGTCCATTGTTTACATACTTAAAAACTCCAGGAATGAACAATAAGGACATCAATAGTCCACTTGGATTATCTATCTTTGATAATGCCAAAACCACGATTGACTTTATCAATCGTACTTATGACGAGTTCATGTGGGAAGTCAAAATGGGTCAACGCCGTGTCATCATTCCTGAACAGATGACAAAAATGGCTGTTCAAAACCAAGACGGCACAATCACGTTTAAACGTCGTTTTGACGTAGAGCAGAACGTATACACACAGTTGGGCGGTGGGAACATGGATGCTACAGCTATCAAGGATTTAACGACACCTATCCGTTCAAACGACTATATCACAGCAATTTCAGAGGGTCTCAAATTGTTTGAGATGCAGATTGGTGTATCTGCTGGTCTGTTTTCGTTTGATGGTAAAAGCATGAAAACTGCCACAGAGGTAGTTAGCGAGAATAGTGACACATACCAAATGCGTAACAGTATCGCTACTCTTGTTGAGCAATCAATCAAAGAGTTGTGTGTGTCTATTTGCGAGCTTGGGAAAGCCGTTGGATTGTACCATGGCGATATACCAGAATTAAAAGATATCTCGGTCAATCTTGATGACGGTGTATTCACAGACCGCAATGCTGAACTGACTTATTGGATGCAAATGGTAACAGCTGGCTTTGCTCCACAACGTTTAGGTATTCAAAAAACGTTAAACATAACAGAAGAAGAAGCTAAACAGTATCTTGCTGAAATCAATGGCGAATTACCACCAGAAAATGATGCAGAGCTAGCAATTTATGGCAAAAATAAAATAGAGGAAGACGATGACTAAGAGACCTGTTTTAAACGACCAGCAATTCTCTCTTAAAATGCAAGGTGTGAGTGACATATACGTTCGAATGCAACAAGAACTCTTTGATAATATGATTAAACGTTTGATTGAACGTGGCAGCGCTGACTTACAGGAGAATCCGTATGTATGGCAATTGGAGAAGTTAAATGATATGCACATGCTGAACGAAGAAAACTTACAAATCATTGTTGAGCGCACAGGCATAGCAGAAGATTTGTTGCGTGATGTCATTGAAAATGAGGGCTTAAAAGTTTATCAAGACACGAAGCAACAGCTTGCAGAGGATTTAAACGTAAAAGCTGGTAAAACTGTTAGAAACGGCGTTATAAACAGCCTAGAAGCGTACACATCGCAAGCTATTAGTGATTTAAACCTCATCAATACGACATTGCCAAAATCAATTCAAAAGACATACAAGTCAATTATTGAGCAAAGCGTGGCAGAAGTGGTAGCTGGCACTAAATCATCTGATAAAGCTATTCGTGACACTATCATGAAATGGCAAAAGAAGAATTTTACAGGCTATGTTGATGCTGGCGGTAGAGAGTGGCGAGCTGATGTGTATGCTAGAGCAATTATCAAAACGACTACATTTAGCGTTTACAATGAAATGCGTACAGCACCAGCTAAAGAAATGGGTGTAGATACTTATTATTATTCGATGAAAGCCACAGCAAGAGATGCGTGTGCTCCCTTGCAAGGGAAAATTGTAACAATGAACGGCTCTACTCACACAGAGAAAGGTGTTAAGGTGTACGGTTTATCCGAATACGGCTATGGCACAGCTGGTGGATGTCTTGGCGTTCATTGTGGGCACTATTTGACTCCATTCATTATCGGAGTTAACGAGTTGCCAGATAAACCAGACTATCTAAAGGATTTAACACCCGAACAAGCCGAAGAAAACGCCCGTATTGAAGCCAAACAACGTGCACTTGAACGAGCTATTAGAAATCAAAAAGAGCGTGTACACGTTGCAGGACAGCTAAATGATGACGAACTGTTGACGTCTGAACGTGCTAAGTTGCGAAACTTGCAAAGCAAAATACGTGCATACGTTGATGATTATGATTTCTTACATCGAGACTATTCAAGAGAGCGTTTATATTAAAATCGAGCACTTAGAGCATTCTAGGTGCTTTTTAAGCGCTCTAAATAGGAAAAAATCCCTATCAATCCAAAGTAAACTGAAAAAGTAAATAAGTTTTTATCTTTTTGGTGGGGGTTAGCCACCTACAAAAAGGACTAGGAGGACAAAATGGCATTTACAAAAGATGACCTTATCAATCTTGGGTTGACAGATGAACAAGCTAAAGAGGTTTTTACTTTGCACGGCAAAGATTTGAATGAAACCAAATCAGCTTTAGACACTATCACACAAGAGCGAGACAGTCTTAAAAACCAATTGCAAAATGCTGAAACACAGATTGAAACGTTGAAAGCTGATGCGAATACAAGCGCTGAACAAAAAGAAGCGCTTGACAAGTTACAAGCTGAATACGACAAATTCAAAGCTGATGCGGAAGCAGAACTTGCACAAACTCAAAAGGTCAATGCTATCAATCTTGCGTTGAAAGATACTACCGCACACAATCCATCAACTTTGATGAAATTTATTGATGTTGATGCTGTTGAACTTGATGAAAATGGCAAGCCAAAACTAGATGACATCATTACAGGATTAAAGGAAAGTGACCCCTATCTTTTCAAAGCAGATGATGGCACACCTAACCCAAGCATTTTTGCTACTGGAAATCCCGCAGCAAAAGACCCAACACCAGATGCCTTTGCACAGGCTTTGGGATTGACTGAATAAAAAAGGAGGAAATCATGTCAATTAATTACATTACTAAACATGAGGGGCAATTTGAAAAACGTCTTATGCAAGGTTCTTTAACAGCAATCCTTGAAACCCCTAAAGTAAATTGGCTTGGCGCACGTTCTTTCGAACTCCCAAACATTTCTGTAACAGGCTACAAAGCTCATACACGTTCTAAAGGTTACAATGCTGGAACAGTATCAAACGACAAGAATGTTTATACTCTTGGATTTGACCGTGATGTAGAGTTCTTTGTTGATACAGCAGATGTTGACGAAACAAATCAAGAACTTTCAGCGGCTAACATCTCAAATACTTTCATTTCAGAACATGCAACACCAGAAGTTGATGCTTATCGCTTTTCTAAAATTGCAACAGCAGCAATCACTGGTAACCATTTCAAAGAAGAAGATAGCATCACACCAGAAAATGTCTATAGCACTTTGAAAGCTGCTATTTTGCCAATGCGTAAATTTGGTGCATCTAATCTTGTTATGTACGTGTCTAGCGAGGTGATGGATGCTTTAGAACGTTCTAAAGACTTTACACGCTCAATCGCAACTACATCGCCACAAGGTATTGACACTCGTGTTACTTCTCTTGATGGTGTGCAACTTATCGAAGTTTGGGATGATGCACGTTTCAAAACTCAATTTGATTTCACAACAGGCTTTGTTAAAGCTGATGGCGGAAAAGATATTAATTTCTTGATTGTTGCTAAAACAGCTGTTATTGCCAAAGCTAAATTTAACTCTATCTATCTCTTTGCACCAGGTCAACATACAGAGGGCGATGGCTACTTGTATCAAAACCGCTTATACCACGACTTGTTTGTTTTGAAATCTCAAGAAGATGGTATTTATGTTTCGCATAAATCGGCGTAGGAGGTAACAGATGAAGAAGTATGTTAAAGAAAATCAAGTTTACACCGTGCCAGAGGGTAGTGAACTTGAAGTGCAGCTTATTGCAGATGGTTTTGAAGTTCTAGAACCTAAACAAGAAAAGGTTGAAGAACAGGAAGAAAAACCAAAACGTAGCAAAAAGTCTAAAGACGAGGGCGAATAATGGCTAAATATAAAGCTACTAAAAACCTATTCTTTAAATCACTCAACAAAGATGTGATTGTTGGTGAAATCATTGAACTTGAAAAGGAATACGCTGACAAGGTTAACGCTGACCTTGCCAACGTCTTTCCGGACACCGACTTGGTGTTAGAACCGCTTGAAAAAGTGGTTGAAGAACAGGAAGAAAAACCAAAACGCACTCGCAAGAAAGCGACAGAAGATGCAGAACCAGAAAAATAAGGGTGACGGCGCCCTTTAAGGGAGGTTATCATGACTTATTTAACTGAAACAGAGTTTACCAAACTCGGCTTTGATGATGTTGAAAGTTTTGACAAGTTAGCAAAACGTGCTGAAATCGCCATCAACTTGTACACACAAGGTATCTATCAACGATATATCAAATTTGAAGAAGATTTTGATTATCGCCAGCAAGCAGTTAAACTTGCGATGGCGTTTCAGATTGCTTACTTGGATGTTTCAGGCATCATGACAGCTGATGACAAGAAAACGATGCAAAGCGTTTCTATCGGACGCACCTCAATCAATTATGGCTCATCTGAGGGAGGTTCAGACGGTCAGCAATATAACTTATCGCTTGATGCGGAGAACGTGCTTAAACAGGCAGGATTTAGCCTTGTGGCAGGGGTTGATTATGATAGATAAACGCTTATTACAAGACACTATTAGTGTTCGGAAAGTACAAGATACTGATGATTTTGGTGATTTGACCTATTCAGAGCCGTTAACTGTTCAATCAGTCAGATTTGATAGAGGTGTTTCAAACACAGGCGCTGATAATTCAAAATCTAAAGATAAAACAGGTACGATTTTCATTTATCCATCCGTTTCAAAAGTCAACGTTGATAAAACGTGGCTTGAAGCCATTGTTAACGATGGCGATTGTGATTACATTGTTAAAAGCATTCAACCAAATTACCTAAATGGAAAGCTATTCAGTTATGAGATTGGGGTGATTTAATGAGTTTCTTTATTCGAGCTAAAAGTGACATCAGTCGTATTGAAAGGAAAGTATCAAATGAAAACGTCAAGAAAGGAAGATACGCCTTAGCCAATCAAGTCTTACTAGACAATGATAAGTATATTCCTAAGAAAGACGGTGATTTGCGTGGTAGTGGTCACGTTGAAAGTGGTGGCGACTCTGTTTCATGGGACACAGTCTATGCACGGGCTCAGTACTATGGAACGAATGGCATCGTAGTCTTTAGAAACTACACCACACCTGGCACAAGCAAACTTTGGTACGAGAAAGCGAGTAAGGCAAATATGGATAAATGGAAGCGTATCGCAGCTAAAGAAATGGGGTTCTGATGCAGGATAATAAAAACTTTCAGGAAGTACTTTTAAAACATATTAATAGTTTTGACAGATTGCCGTTGAAAGCAAGACTAGATTATTTCAAAGAAGATGAAGATGATTTAGTCATTAACGCTATTCCAGGTGGAACGATTGAAAAAGAGTATATGGACGGTACGAGAGAAGTAAGCCTACCGTTTGAAATCGCTGTAAAAAGCAAAACTAACAAGAAAGCAAGTGACATTATTTGGTTTTTGAATGGTGAATTATCAGCATTCGATATTGATTTGCCAAGTACCGATAATTCTTACACTTTCTTATCTCTGACAGTCGAAAAGCCAGGCATCAACGGAAGAGATGAGCAAGGTTTCTTTGTCTACACCTTGCAATTAACAGCAAAATTGGAAATTTAAGGAGGATATTATGTCACGTCAAAAAAATGCCCAACGTAAACACTTTGTAGCACCGTTTGCTCCAGAAACGCCAGATACTGTACCAGCTGATGATGCGTTCTTACCATTGGCTAAATACATCGAAACTATCGATGACGACACAGACGAAGAAACAGACGACACTGGTTACTATGACGGTGATGGTACACCAGAAGAAACGGTTACATCTGTTTCTGGTGCTTACTCTGTTTCTGGTCTATATGATGCGGAGGATAAGGCGCAAGCTCTAATTGCATCTAAACGCTATGAAATTGGTGATGGTCGTCGTGTATGGCATCGTGTCGTTGAGTCAAACGGCAAGAAGTCATTTACTCAAATCGCTAATGTTTCTGGCATTAAAGCTGGTTCTGGTGATGCGACAGCTTACGAAGAATTCGAGTGCACTCTCAAATGGATTAAAAAGCCAATTGAAAAAGCTATTACAGAATAGAAAGGTTTGAAATATGTCACGAGTTTATAATTTTGATGCGAAGCAAGATGCGATTGTGTTCAATGTTGGAAATGTCAGTCTTGAGTTCTTGCCAAGCGATGAACAAAGTAAATACATTCAAGAGAAAGGTCTTGAAATTCAAAACAAAGCTAAAACTCTTACAGACGACTCATCAGAAAGCGACTTTGAAACAGCAATGAAAGTCAAAGCGCTGTTAGATGAATTGTTTGAAACAATGTTTGATGCTGAAACACCTCAAAAACTGTATAAAGCAGTTGGTGAGAATACATTGTCTTACTTGCGTGTATTTTATCAAATTAGCAATGCAATTCGAGAAGTCAACGCAGAACGTCAAAACGATGAATATTTCAAACAGTTTCTATCTGAGTAATGTTTGACATTTCCAAAGGAATGGATGATAGGCTGGTGCTCAATGGAAAAGAGTACCAGCTTTTCTTATCGTTCGACAACGTCCTAAAAGTTTTTGAAATGTGGTCTGACGACAGATTTCCTGTACAGATTAAGCCACAGCTAGCACTAGTCAAGCTTACTGATAATCCAGAGTTTAGACACCTTGATTTTGAAACAGCTTTGAATATCTATTCAGAGATTTTCGAGAAACATATCAAGAGCGTTAAACCAAGCGATGCTGTAGAACGCTATGACCTAGAGGGAAACGTCATTCCTAAGAAACCAAAGGATAGTACAGACGATGAGAAGCCTTTGTATTCGCTCAAATACGATAGTGAGTTTATATTTTCATCGTTTATGCAAGCTTACAACATTGATTTGATTGAAGAACAGGGGAAATTGCATTGGCAGAAATTCAATGCTTTATTGTCTGGTTTACCAGATGGAACAAAGCTAATTGAAGTTATGAAAATCCGAGCTTGGAAGCCACAGAAAGGCGAAAGCTCAAAAGAAAAACAAAAAATGAGTGAATTACAAGAAGAATACGCATTGCCTGAAGAATAGACGAAAGGAGGAAAAACATGGCAGATGGAAAAGTTACCATCCAGATTGATATGGATGGTAAAAGTGCACAGTCAGAGGTCAAAAGCTTAAAAAGTTCATTGCTTGGATTAGGTGAGAGCGTTAACAGCATGGGAAGTGCGTTTAAGTCCGTTCTTGGTGCTAACTTGATTAGCTCTGCTGTTATTTCTGGTGTCAATGCTTTAACTGGTGCAGTTAAAGGGGCGTTCTCATCTACTATCGATGAAGGGGCTAAGCTCCAACAATCTATCGGTGGTATTGAAACGCTATTCAAGGACTCAGCGGGTACGGTTAAAAACTATGCTCAACAAGCCTTTGAAACAGCTGGTGTGTCCGCAAATACCTATATGGAAAATGTCACCTCATTCTCTGCTAGTTTGATTAGTTCGCTTGGTGGCGACACAGCAAAAGCTGCTGAATTGGCTAATACAGCGATGGTAGACATGTCCGACAACGCCAATAAAATGGGTACAGACATGGAATACATCACGCAAACCTACCAATCATTAGCTCGTGGAAACTATGCCATGCTAGATAACCTAAAACTCGGTTATGGTGGTACAAAATCCGAAATGGAACGATTGATGAAAGATGCCGAAAAGCTGACTGGTGAGCACTACACAGTTGGTGACTTTGCGGATACGGTTAAAGCCATCCATGCAGTTCAAGAAAGCCTTGGAATTACAGGAACAACAGCAAGAGAAGCATCAACTACTTTAAGTGGTTCATTTAACTCTATGAAAGCGGCTTGGACTGATTTCAAAGGAAACTTAGCTGATGGTGAACTGGACATCACGCCATCATTGCAAGGTCTCGCAAGGACGACATCAACATTCTTGTTCGGAAACTTTATTCCAATGATTACAAGGGTATTCTCTAAACTACCACAAGCTTTTTCTACTCTTATGGACTCAATGGGAGAAGAAATTCAAAAAGGTTTGAAAAAGATTGCTCCAAACCTTGATGTTGACATTGTAGGAGCGTTTAAGAATATCAAAGCAGCTGCTCAAATGGCTTTTAACCCTTTGTTCGTTACTAATTTTAAAGGCGCTTTGAGCAATGTAGGGGCAGCTTTACAGTCAATCTGGTCGACGTTCAATAACGTTGTTAGTGGTGGCTTTGCGTGGACGTTGACAATCAGCAATGCTGTTTCAGCGCTTATGGGAACAATTGCAAGCGGAGCTAAGATTGTTAAGCAATTTATGGATAGTTTCTCTCAAACAGGAGCAATGCAAGCTATCAAGAATGCTATTGATAGTGTCATCACAGCTTGGACGACACTAACCTGGGCGGTTGGTGATGCTTCTATTTGGTCAACGCTAGGAACAGTTATTGGTAACGTTGCTAAAGTCATTGCGCAAGTTGTACAAGCTATTGCTGATTTTATCTCAAGGCTAGACCCAAGCATTGTCAAAGGTTTTACTAATGTTTTAGTAGGAGGCATTGCAGGTCTAAGTGCTTTTGCGACAGGAACTAAAGCGGTAGGGGCTGCTGCTAAAGGGCTTAATTTTATTAAATCGCTCAATCCATTTAAAGCGTTCAAGAAGAATGCTGAGGATGGCACCAACGGCGCTGTAGGAGCTGTAACGCAAAGTAAATCTAAACTAGCTCAAGTTTTAGAAAGTATTGCATCAGTTATCAAATCTGTAGGTGTTAGCATTGGCGTTGCAGCTAAAGGCATTGGTACAGGTTTATCAAATGCTTTTATCGGTTTAGGTACAGCTTTGAAATTGGCTGGACCAGCTAATATCATTGCACTTGGTACAGCAGTAGGTATTGCAGCGGTCGGTATTGGCGCAGGGATTGGCATTATCGTGTCATCTTTGACTTTGTTAGCAACACAAAGTACAGGTGTATCTGTGATTATACAAGCGCTTGGAACAGCCTTTGCAACAGTAGCAACGGCAATTATTGGTGCTTTCGCTCAAGCAATTGTAACAGTTTCTGGTGTATTGCCAGTTGTCACAAGTGCATTAGCTAACCTAGCGCCTTTGGTGGTTGCGGTCGGTGTAGCCATTGGTGCAACAGCACCATCTATTACAGCGTTAGGCGATGCTTTCACCTCAATTTTAGGCACACTCCCACCAATTATTACAGCGCTTGGTTTGGCGATTTCTCAAATTGCTACAGCTATTACACCAATAGTTGGAATTATCAGTAGTGCTTTCGTTCAGATTGTGACAGTAGTTTCTAATGCGATTGTTCAAATCATACAAGCACTTTCTCCATTCATTCCCGCAATTACTGAAATGGTGGTTGCGGTTGCTCCTGTGCTATCTCAAATCGTAGAAGCTTTTAACAATCTCATCAGTCAAATCAGCCCAATCATTGACTCAATCGCAAACTTGTTTAAAACGCTTGGTGAACAAATCAGCAATATTCTTGATAGCGCATCTGGCGTTATTACAAGCTTTGGTGACTCAGTTCGCAATGTTTTGGATGGTGTTGCAGGTATTTTTGACTCAATGGGTAATGCTGCTCTTAATGCTGGTAAAGGTGTTAAGCAGATGGCGCAAGGTATTAAAATCCTCGTTGATATGAAACTTGGTGATTTAACATTTACTCTAGGAGCTGTAGCAACAGGTCTCGGTGATATGGCAAGTCACGCAAGTGGAATGTCAACTCTTGGCACAGCCATGACACAAGTTGGTATAGGTATGGCTTTGTTTGCTACAAGTTCAGTTCTTGCATTAACGTCTCTTACAATGTTTGGAACAGCAATTACTACACTTCAAACAAACTTAACACAATTACCAATGGCTATGACAACCGCTGGTGCAAGCTTTCAAATATTCACTACACAAGCTATTTCTGGTGTTGCTGGCTTATCTGGTGTCAATGCACCGATTGCAGCTTTCAAAGCACAAATCATGACATTAACACCAGCGATTATATCAGCTACAGCAGGCTTTGCAATGTTTGGTGCTAGAGCAATGGTTATCACGACGAGCTTTGCAATTATCGGTGGTTTAATCAGCGCATTTAATACACGTATCTTATCAATAAGTGTAGCAACCAGTGCAGCTGGGGCATCATTCGGAGTGCTAGCTAGCAGAGTAGGTGCTTTAGGCGGTGCTCTATCATCAATTTCTAGTGGTTTTGCTAGTGTTGGTGCTAGTGTATCAAGTTCAGCATCTCAAATGCGCTCAATCATTTCAGCAACACAAGCTGTCATTACAGCGTTCAACTCAATGCGTGCACAAGTTCAATCGTCAATGCAAGCTATCTTAACGATTATGATTTCGATTGGTAATCAAATGAAGAATCAAGGGCGTGTTATTGGACAGCAAACATCCCAAAACCTAGCACAAGGTATTTCAAGTGGAGTAGGTAGAGCAACAAGTGCAATGAATGCGCTCATGTCTGCTGTACGCTCTGCTGGGATGTCTGGTGTTAGTTCAATGCGTTCGATTGGTGTTTATATCGGTCAAGGTTTAGCGAGCGGTATGATGGCTTCTCTTGGGTCTGTGACAGCTGCTGCTAATGCGTTGGTTGCTCA